TGCATTCGCAAGGCCTAGCATTGCTCCGAGCGCCTTATCTTCTGAGAGATCTGTCTGACTTAAATCCTTAGCTGTTGCAGCTGCCTGAGCTTCCATCTGAGCTTGCTGAACCATTTGCTGCTGTCTTGCTCTGCCTTCTCTTATTTCTGCGACTTCATCGTCTGTTCTAATAATAGATGACGGCAAAGAAATCGTATCAGCATACACATCAATGATCTGATCTGATTTAATCTTATCCATGATGGTCGGATCAGCAGCTGCTACTTGGCCAGCGAACCCAACAAATCTTTCAATAGCTGAGATACCAAGTAACTTCTGAGCTTGAGCCATGATTGAAATGTACTCAATCTTTAAGTCCATGCCTTCAAGTTCTGGCGGTGGAGGTGGAATAAGCCCTTGTCGCAAATGAATATCAAAAACAATATCAGTCATCGGATCAAGCAGGTCCTGATTCAATTGCTCTAATACTGGACCAAGAGCTAAGAGTTTCTCTTCGTGTCTCTCTTCAATCTCACGCGCTGTTATCTGGCGTCTGTCAGAACTTGCAAGCATTAAAAACAGATCCTCATAGAAACATCTCTGGATTCTATTTCGAACTTGGTCTTGCTTCATTTCCATTTCTTGAATTCTAAAATTAATTTCATGAGATGGCCTGAAGCCTTGCTGCCCTGAAACCGTATCAACATAAGTAATATCGCCTGGCAGAATAGATGCAGTTGAATTCTTAAGAGATGTGGGACCAGTCATCGGAGGCCTAACCATTTTATCAACAGCCTCCATAGTTCTTTTCTCGCCATGCTGAAGCTGTTTCACATCACCAAGTGCTTCCATCCCAGGGCAAGATGTTCCATATACGTCCTCGCCAGTTGTTTCCCAGCGTGGGCAAAGTATAGGGAAGTAATCATAACCACCCTCTTCAAGCATGCGATCCTCATATATTGAGTCCATGCCTGAGTTAGTTCCCGATTCATAATAATAAGATACAAACTTTTTAAATTTAGGGAATGGATTGTTTCTCTTATAATCCTTATTCGGCATAATCACATGAGTCACATCAATCCATGACTGATACATACCTTGGTCATACAGATTTTTAATGTGAACAGAAAACTTAGACCAGTCAGGCTTGCCAGTCTTCTCATCAACTTTACCGAACTGCTCAATGAGTTGAGCCACAGTCATTCTGAATTCTCTATAAAATGTGTTTACTCGTCCGTTGTGACCTTTTGCAATCATGTAAGATCCAACAGGAAATGACTTCGTATGAATGACCTCACCTGTAAAGTCTTCTTCAATAGAAATAGGTGCAGTCCCGAAAACTCCAAGATCTCCATACATAGTAGGGAGTGAGTTATACAGATTCGATCTTAAGTATGATGTAGTCATGATTCTTTGAACGTCATCGAGCCATGATTTAACAGCGCCGAACTCTGCAAGATCTGGATCTGGAGTTGTTAAACGAAACCAAGGACGAGCAGGGGAAGTAATCCCTGACATCATACCTGATCTTAATGTACGCGCCGCAAGTGTGGCAGTTGAATCAATGATCTTCTGATTCTTTTTCTCACCGCGATTCGCCTCTGTTACCGTGAACCTAGCGCGACGAGGTAAGATATGATCAGAGATGTCTCGCCAGTGTGACATAAATGATGAACGTTCAGAGTCCAATTGATTCTTTAAAATATCTAGGTGATGACGTTTTGATTTATACATTAGCTTCCCAACAATGTTTTGCCTGAAGCTGAAGAAGCAGCGCCGTCAGTAGGTGTTCCAAGAGGGGATGTTAATATAGTTGAAGATCTGCCTCTGCCAGATAACATCTTCTGTCTGTTTTTAGATGATGCAAACTTTCCTTGAGTCTCAGTCTTTTGCTCCTGTTCAGCCATTGCTTTCTCGCGCTTTGCTTGATCTCTCTCGGCATTAAAGGCTTCTTTTTTCATAGCCTCTTTTTTCTTGGTGCCAGTAAATGGTTCAGCAAAATCACCGAGCGATTGATCTAGAAAATTTGGAATTGAATCAAAGAATCCACCGCCGCCACCGCCGCCACCCATATTAGACCTGCTTTCCTAATAATATATCGATAGGCTTATATCCCATCTTCTCAAGTAGTTTTGAATATCCATTGTCGTAATCAACAGGTGCACCACACATAAAGTATTTAGCTCCGTTGTTTTTCAATACCCCTTCAGCATACGTCAAAAGAAGTGGGGCAATACCTGCCTTTGACTTTCTGTGCTCTGGCTTTACATAGATCACGTCTTGATAAGCTTGCTTGGCGTTCACATGTGGATGACGATTAAGGAAAAATGTGGTGTAGCCGACTAGCTCTTTGTTAATTCTCGCCGTAAACGCGAACCAGCATTTGCCTATTTCAAGCGCGTCCATTAAATCAGTATTAAGATCAAGATCAAGATTGTTGTGCCATGAGGTCTCTTTGAAATTAGCATGTATCAAAGGCATAACCTCATGATAGACATCGCTAAATTTTTCTTGCTTGATTTCTATTTCCACTTTTCAAAGCGTGGTTTAAATTCTGTTAAGAATCAACTTCTTTATCATAGTCCATTGGATTGTATTCGGACTTTAGTCGAACAGGTTTTCGCATCAACATCTGATCGAACGAACCTGCAGACTCCTCTAAAGCAAAGGTTAGACACAAAGCATCAGCAAGGTCTGGACTGAAACCCAAGCGCTCTTTAATTAGATCCTTTGATTCAAGCTGAAACTTACCATTCTGAAATGTGTATTGAGGGGCAGTAAGCTCTCTCGCAAGCTCTGGCATATTCGGGATCATACCTCCGCGCTTAATCCATTCGGCCATCTTAAACCACATCTCGGATCTCTTATTAAAGTAAGCAGGATCTGTAGACTTGCCAGAGAAATGAACCTCAAGAGGCGAACCTCCAGCTTGTAAGAGTTGATCGACAACGCCTGAGCCATAGCCGCCAGTGCCGTCAACGAATTCAATCTCAGACTCCCATTTGATCTTAGCTTGCATGACTCTGGCTGCAATCTCTGGAGTCCTTGCACCTTGCATGATGGCTGGCATGAATGCCCTTAAGCCTTGGCGTGGGAATATCACAGTGCGATCAGCGCCGAACCTGGCAACGTCAACGCCAATTCTTTTCTGAGACCACATGTAGTCCTTCTCATGATAACCACGCTGCATGGCCATTGATACCTCGTGTGGGCCAAGCAGGGAGTTAATAGAGCTAGGTGGAAATTGGCCTAAGACGTTGACGATATACCATGGAGAGTCAGCGCCGTACTTATCACGCTGCTCTTTGGCCCATTGTAATGAAACCCTGGTCGAACGCTTAGGATTATCAGGATCAGATGTTATCTCGGTGACATGCCATAGGTGCCGCTCGTTTGTTGCTGCTGCATATAATGGACCTTCAAGATGCGTAGGATTGCCAGCCATGATCATTTTAGTTTCGATACCAGATGATAGACCAGCTTCAGCTGCGGCCATAACTCCAGATGGAATACCTCCAGCTTCGTCTAATACAAAGAGCAGATAGTCTGCATGAAGTCCTGCGAGCGTGTCTGCCTGAGAGCCTTGATCACCAGACTTAGACCAAGTACGAGCTGACATGAACCAAGTTTCAGGAAAGTCTTTATTGAAGATCCTGGTCTTGGTCCATACAAATTGAGACTTAAGAAATGGTGATGTGTTCATCCACTTGGCCATTTCAGACCAAAGACCATCTGATAGATTATCCCAGCTGATAGATGTCGCTGCGATCTTTGGATGAGGACGAGTAGCTAGAAAGTTCCACGCGCACCATGAAAGGATTGTTGATTTACCAACTCCCTTTGATGATTGCATGGCTATGCGCTGGTTCTTTGCAAATGATGCAAGGACATCTTGCTGCCACTTATCAGGCTCAGCGCCGAACACTTCTCTAACGAATGAGATAGGATCAAGGCGCCAACGTGTAAGTATATCTTTAGAGTTCAATGCGCTTCCTTGCTATTTCAAAATATTCCTCGTTGAGTTCACATCCTATGAATTCAAATCCTAGATTTTTTGCAGCTACACCTGTACTACCGCTACCCATAAAAGGGTCAAGCACGGTGCCATTTGGAGGCGTTACTAGTTTGATTAGGTATTCCATGAGTTTGATTGGTTTAACTGTGGGATGATGATTGGCTGAGCGAGTAACGTCCTTTCGGTCCTCAAGCACTCCCGTTTTTGGGTTCACTCGCTTCATCGTCATTATGTCGTTTGAGTTTGGCTTGCGCGTATCGGTCCATGTGTTATATTCAGGCATTCCCTCAAGCCCAGCATTGCGTTCTTTTTTCGATGCTTTTGCAACGTAGAAAAATCGACTAACATTATCCCCACTCTGTTCATCCAAAGCCGCAGCAGCCTCTTCATCTAGGATTATGTTTGCTGGCCAACGGCCTTGTGGGTTTGGTTCGGTCCCCTTTTCGCCCTTAAAGGCCCATCCAGACTTCACAGTACCCGGCCGATTCTTGGTGAAATTTCGACTCAGCTCGTTTGCCGTGTAAGTTGATTCAATCCTACTCGCATCAATATTCAACCCACCAGTTCCCCACTTCAAAACATTAGCTGCGACAGTCAGTCCTTTTTCTAATGGTTTACGTGCAACGCAAATTGGTTCGTTTGCTGGTTTAAGCGCTGTGCCCCAACCTTGCCACGTTTTGGCTTC